CTTCCCTGTCCAATTCAAACATCAATGTGTCAACGCAAAAAGCCCGCCGCAATTTGACTAAAATCACGGCGAGACTTATGGTGGAGGCGGCGGGAGTCGAACCCGCAACTGAAACAGTAAAAGCATTGGTATTACACGATTTTTTGACGCGCATCTGTAATTCCATCTGCAATTTATTTTCCCAGTTTGCGCATGACGCTATTATAGACACGCTCGTTCACGATTTTCAAACTGTCCATCAGCTCGTCCATGATTTCCCACGCCTTGTCCGGTGGAACATCTGCCACTGCATGTAGAAAATCGCTGTCGCCGTATGTTTCGACGCTAACCGGCGCGGGTGCTGCGGAGTATGCCGTTGGCAAAGCCCTCTCTCTGCTGCCGCTTTGCTGGTCACGGATGGCATACAGCACGGCAAGGCGCTCATAGTTTGTCCAGCTTGATTCTTCCGTCTCGAGGCGAGCTATCCAGCGATTAACCTCATTTTCGTCGACCATAGGGGTGCACCCCCTTTAGCCCTCAATCGTGTCCATGCAGCGCTGGATTGCTCTGCGGATGCTGTCATCGTCCGCATCGTCAAGCATCTCCTGCAACTGATGCTTCATCTTATCCATTGCCCCGTCACGGGAGTAATGTCCGCGGACGTAGTGCGTGCTGCGTCTGCTTCTGCCGCGCATGTCGTACTCGTCGCGGCGGCTGGAATAGCCGTCCTCTTCAAGCGTTTCGATCTTGTCGATGTTCTTGATGGTGTCGGTCAGCTTATGCACGATGTCAAGGTCGCCCGCGCCAAGCTCGCCCTTGCGGGTGATCTCTTCCAGCTCCTTGCAGAGCATATCGCGCAGATCATACATAGATTTCATACCCATTGTTCATTCTCCTTTCAGCTTACGCGGTCGATGGTCAGGTTACTATTGGCAAAGCTGACCGCCTCCGCGCTGGTGTTCTTTGCCGCTACCGTCACGCAGCAGCCGCGCGGCACTTCCACGATGGCGCTGACATAGACGTTAAAGTAGTTCTCCACCGCAGCGGGCGTGACGGTCGCCGCGGCGCTGTCGAGCGCTTCGCCGTTAACCGCGAGCGCCGTGGTGATCGCGCCTACCGTGCCGCCCGTTGGGACGGCGATGTTTGCGCCAAAGCTCACCTTAAAGCGCGCCTTGCACTGCTGCGTCAGCCCGCGCAGAGTGACAATGCCGCTGCCTTCTCGGTGTACAATGCAGGGCTTGCCGGAAGCCGCCGTTGCAATCAGCGGTACATTCTGCCCAGCAAGAACAGTAACAATACCAGCGTTAACATATTCAGCCATTTTTCTTCTCCTCCTTCGTCCAAGTTGTTGCTGCAAAAGGGGGGATGAAGCCGGATGCAAGTACATCTGTATAGCTTGGCTTGAAAAGAGCGTCCGCCTTATGCAGAAGATCGGCATAGTTTGCGAGTTCGACCATGCTCATTTCGGACTTATCCATAGTAGCCAGGTAGTCCACAAACTCTTGTTTCAGTTCGTCAATCGTTTTCATGAGTTCAATCCTTTCTAAAAATACAGCGGCAGGGCTATTGCCCCGCCGCGTTGTCGTAGTATCGGCACGGGGCCGAACATTTTGTTGACGTCAACAAAACATTGCCAACAAAAAGCTATGCTATGCAGTTGTCAGCAGCCGCAACCGGCAAACTGGTTGCAGCAATAGGGGTTCTGCACCGTGTAAGCCGGAATGGGAGAGGGACGCAGCTGCGAGACCAGATAGCTGTTCTGTGCCGCCTGAGACGCCGCCAGCTTCAAGCCCTGGTTCTCACTCTGGAGGTCAGCCAGTTTGCTCTGCGTCAGGAAGTCGAGGATGGCGCGGCTGTTCTGGTTATTCGCGTCAATGATGTCGCGTGTGGCGTTCTGCACGGTGTTGCGCGTGTCGCACGCCTGCGCCGCCATGTCGTAGCGCACCTGGGCGATAGCTGCACGGTTTTCGCAGCAGCAATTAGCGGCCTGCATCTGCATGGCGTTGAGCTGCTGCATCAGCGCCGCCTGCTGGTTGCTGCGGGACAGCTCGGCCTGTGCAAAGCCGTTTGCCATCGCCATGTTGGTGCCGTTGGCAAGCTGCGCCTGCTGGTAAAATCCGTCGCAAAGGCCCTGATTTACACTGTCGATCTTGCGCTCGACATTGGCAAAATCAGAGGTCAGCACATAGCCGTCGACCACGCCGCCGGAATTGCCGTTGTTTCCCCAGCCGTTGCCGCCCCAGCCGCAGAAAACAAACAGGAAAAGAATGATGATCCACCACGCGCCATCGCCGCCGAAGCCGCCAAAGCCGCTGTTCATCATGCCGGTTGGCGCAACAGGCATAGTGGCCTGAACGCCGCCGTCAGAAAGAGACATAGTATCACTCCTTTGAATTAAAGTCAGTTTTATCTAAATCGTGGCCACGATAAAGAATTAAAGAAAACGCTATAAATATTTAATTATTGCATCAGACTTTGGAATTGCTTTGCCATCTGCTGTAGCTGGTTTAACTGCGCCTGCGAGAGTTTGCCGCTTTGCAAGAGCTTTTCGACCTCCACTTTCGGGTCGCCCTGAAAATTCGCCTTAAATTGCTGAAACTGCTGCATCATCTGCATGAAGCCGTTCCCGCCGCCGAGCGCACCGAAAAAAGGATTATTCATCGTCATCTTCCTCCTTGCGCTTTTTTTTGCCTTTCAATTCGCCAACAAGCGCCGCCAGCGCGTCAAACTCCTTACGGGTGACAAATTCCACGCCCTTTTCCTGTGGCGCTGTACGGGGCGTTTCTGCGCGTTCTACGAGGTCGTAAATCTTGAGCGTTGGCTTGCCGCTTGCGTCTGCTTGCTTGAGGTACACAGTCGGAGCGGTGGAATCCCACAACGCCACGGCGGAGTTGGGCGCGATCAGGTAGCCTCTTGCCTCCTGCTCGCCGCTTACCCACTGCACGCCGCCCTGCGCGATGGGGTTCTGTTGCACTGGCTGCTGCATGGGCTGCATCTGTGGCTGCTGCATCTGCCGCATCTGCATGAGGTTGTCCGGTATTGGCTGCGGATAATAGGGATTGAAATAGGGATATGCCATGTTCATTCCTCCGTTTCTTTTGCCCAGTAATAAAGCGGGATCTCGTTCTCGCTGTTCCAACTATCGTAAATCACACCATCTTGCACGCAGACCACATGTCCTGAGAGCGCGAGAATATACGTCCCGCGCGGGTGCTCGTCGGCAAACCTACCGACCGTGTAGCAATCGGGGCAAGTATCCGGCATGATATAGCGCCGATACCCAAGTGATCGCAGATATGCGCCCCAACAGGCGTTTGCATTGGGGAGATCGCCGTCTAAGTATCCTCGTATGCACAGCGACAAATAGACCTCGCCCCAGTCCTTCCCGGTCGCCTTGCAGATCGCACGCACGGTGCAATCGGACACATTACGCCCAGTGGGATTTGGATTGAAATAGCTATACATGAAATAGCTCCGCGAAATAGACGTAAGTGCGCAGCTCGTCAGGGTCAGGAAACAGTGCCAAAATATCCATCGCCATTTGCTCGGTAAACCCACAAGCTAAAAGCCGTTCGTACATTTCGCGCACCTCCTTTATTATCTATATGGTATCAAAAAACGGGCGCTCAAAAGCGCCCGTAAAATGCCCGTATTCTGCCGCGAAAATATTTTCAAAAACTTCGATTTTGCGCTTGACATATTATACCATATATGGTATATTTATATCAACAAGAGGGGCGCAGCCCAGGAGGTAAATGAAATGAACGATATCCAGATGATTATGGCCATGGCAAACGGCGAGATCCCAACCGGTTCTGAAACGATTGCAGAAAAGACGTTCACGACGAACGACGGAGAGTATTCCGCCATCGCATCCATCAGCGTCCTGCACGAAGTTTTTGAAGACGGGCACCTGGGTGAGATCGTAAACGGTGGTTGCGATGTTACCACCAGCGGCGGTGTTGTGTACGCCGCGCAGACTTACTACGAAGCCATTAAGATGGCAGAGGAACTTGTGACTCATTGGAACGACGGTGACTACAACTGGGAGCCTAAAAAGGCTCAGTGGTAAAGGAGGATTCGGCATGACGATCAAGGAATATCGCGAAGAGCTTGGCATGACGCAGGCGCAACTCGCCGCTGCGCTGGGCGTCGCTCAGAACCACATTTCCCGCTGGGAGCGCGGCACCGTGAATCCGAGCGCGGACACCTTGCGAAAGATGGCGGATATCTTCTCCTGCCGCATGGACGATATCACGCCCGCGGTCAAAAAGCTCAAGGCAAAGGATATTTTCACCCGCGAGGCCTACGAGGGACTAACTGCCAATCAGCGCCGCAGAGAGTTGAAGGTCCAGCAGGCGTGCGAATACAGCGGATGGCGCGGGTACCCAACGACCATGCACTTGCTGGTGGAACGTATCCCAGCGGAGTGGTGGGATATGTACAGTGCACAGCAGATCGGCGAAACGATGGCGCTGCTCAAAGCTGCTTATGATGACGGCGTAGCCTTTGGGCGCGAGCACCCGGAAATGCAAGGTTGACATTTGCAACCCGGCGTGGTACATTGATGATGTCGAGTATGAGAGGCGCTCATACTCGGAGTGGCACGATCCTGCCGCCGTGGATTGAAATATGTTAAAAAGCAATTACAAAGCGGAAAAAGCACCGACGATTAGTCGGTGCTTTTCTCTTGCCCATCTGCAATTTTTGTATACGCTCTCCGCCTGATTTTTGCCAATCCGTCAACGCTGACGTGCAACATGTCCGCGACCTGTACGCAGCTTTTCCGCCGAACGTCGCACTCAATGATGCACGCCGCCTCGTCCTGCGGCAGCTTGAAGGATAAAACATACGCTACAGCTCGCTTTGGAGCCATAGAGGATAGTTGCGCGCGGATACGCTTATGCTGACTGTTCATGCCCGTGTAAGGCTTGCAGAGGCGCTTGCGCGTGGGCTTTCGCCGCCCGCTCCTTTCTGTGCCCAAATCGGACACCGTTATTTTGTCGCTCTCTGGATCATCGTCACGACTTCTTGCCGCGTGATAAATCTCTGCGGCGCGCTGCCGTCCGTGATGCCCGCAGCTTTTGCCGCCGCCCAGTCTTTCGCCGCCCACGAAGAGACGGGCTTGGTGCCAAGCTGCGCCAAATAGCTGTCCATCATCTTGTTAAACGTTGCCTGATCCATGTACTCCTCCATTTCCAGCGGATACTTGCCCGCCAAAATCATGCTCCCTGTGTATCGCCTATGGTTGTCCCACTGGAAATGCGGCTTGTCGGGGAATTTTTTCCAGTCGCCGCCCCACGAAAAGCCGACCTGCTTGCCAATCTGCCCGCAGCGGGCAAAGAACGACGCATCGTCGTACTCATGCCCCTTGACGTTTTTGCAGATGTCGAACGCCAGTCCCGCCTTGACGCTGTGGAACGTCGGGCGCGTCGCGGTCTTTGCCGCGTAGCCGTTCGCGGCAAGATAGCGCTGGTACTCGTCATCCCTGACTGTCTCCGTCACGAGCACCGGAAGCCCCGCCTCCTTGCAGAGATCGAGGAAGATGACGCAGTTTGCCCGCACGTCCGCCCGCAGGTCGGCAATGTCACGGCTGTGATACATTGTCGTCACCCTTGCTGTCGATCACGTCCTGCGTCTTTTGGCTCTGCGTGCCGAAATAGAACGCGATGATGACCGCGTAAATGGTCATAAAGTCCTGCGAGATGTTGCCCGTGACGGCCATGTATGCAAATACTCCCGTCAGCACCAGCGTCACGATGCTCTTGACGCTCATCAGGTTTGCCAGTCTCTTGCGAATCAGTTCCATATTATTCGTCCTTTCCTTTGATTTTGATTCCAGCCAGCAGGCCGAGTTCTGCCGTCCACGCGGCGAACCACGCGACGGTCAGGCTGTCCGGCACGGCCTTGTCAAAGGCCGTCAGTACAAGTGCCGCAACGCAGTACCAGCAGAGGTTGAGCACTGCCGCAATGACGTACTTGTCGCGCTTTCTCAACTTCTTCATACCATGCACCACATCCAGAGTTCGCGGATGCCCTTAATGGCCACCGCCGCGCCAAGTAGCGTGGCAGCGACCACGATGATGGCAACTGCCACTTCGGCAAAATCATCCATCACGCCACACCCCCTGCGATCAGCCACGCGACGAACGCGCCCACCAGCGCCGCAAGCAGCTTGTCCACGATCCCGTCCCACCGCTTCCCCGCCTTGCCCGTGATGCCTTTCACGTCCTCTTTGATCTCCTTGACGTCGCCCTCAACGGTCTCCTGCTTGGTCGCCAGCACTTCGACCGACGTTGCCAGCCTGTCAAGCGCCGTTTGATGCTCCTGCAGCTCGTTGATGCGGTGCGTATTGATCTTGCATCGGCTTTCAATCAGCGCGATCTCTGCGTCATCGTAATGCTTTGCATTATCCATATCCCGCTCCCTTTCTCCTTTACTTTTCGATTTCCACCCCGTACCGCTCAAACATAGCGCGGATTACGGGATTGCGCAGCAGCTTTTTGCGTTGGCCTGGATTGAGGTCGTTGTAGACCGCTTGTAGTGCAGTTTTGACCTCAGTGTTATATTCGATAACTTTCTTTCTCAACTCATTCATACTGTCGCCCCCGTAAGCAGCGCATCCAGCGCCTCACGCAGCTCTGCGTTGTCTTTCTCAAGTTCCGCAATGCGCTCTTCGGGAGAGGGCTCGGGTGCGGGCGCTTCTGCCGCCAGCTTTTCCAGCTCCGCGATTTCTTCGGCAGTCATATCGCGGTAGATACCATTTTCGTAGATTTTCATGCTCTCACCCCCAGCACGTTAATTTTCGTACCTGCAATACCAAAGTTTTTCTGGCCATCGTCTGGGGATATTGTAAGCTTCGTAATTGCACTTTCTTCCCCAACTCTGGAATATTTGTAACCCATTTTTTGTATCGGACACTCCCAGTTATAATTTTGAGCACTGGCGACGTTCCAAGCAAGTACACCACTACCGGGTATCAGCTCGGCGTAAAACGCATAGTAACCGACCTCTTTACCGGTAAAATTATATGTAGCGTTCTTGCTCACAGTAAAGCCGTTAATAAGCGTCTTGACATACGTCATCGGGTGATCCTGATCGATATTAGCCACGCAGTCAATCATGACCCGCTTGAGCGCAAATGGCCTCCCGGCCGAATCTTGGCTGATTGTAATCAGGCTCGCCGCCTCCGCCAGTTCGATTTCCGCAATCTTTTCCCACGTTTCACCCCCCGCGGCATCCACCGCCTCCCACGCAGTCGGCACGCCGGATGCGTCAACGGCCTTGACTTTGACAGTCTGGCCCACTGTGGCGGCAGTTAGGCCGAGGGAGATATCAGTCCCGCCAGACGGGATACCTCTCACCGCCTTGGCCATCCCCTCCGGGAAGCTCAGGGGCGCGGTCGTGCCGCCCTTTTCACGGATGGCGTCGGCGACTGCCGTAATGCTTTCGCCCTGCACCAGATATTCCGCCATCAGAACGTCCCTCCTTCCGCCGCGGGCACGGTTTCCTCTGTCCATTTTCCTCCCCGAACGCGGAGAAAAGCGCCCTCTACCGTCGGCTTCGGTAACCCGGATTCCGCCCCCAAATATCTGCGCAAAGTGTCACCGGACACCTTTTTTGCCGTCCCATTTTGTTGCGCCACAAAGAGATCATCCGCCGTTACAGCCTCCGCCGCAAGCAGATCGCCAATGGTTTTGTCCATGTTGCCCTCCTTTATTGTAAAATATTGATTATATGGTATACGTCCACCGCCCCGTAGACCACGGCAGCAACGTATAGCGCATACCGCGCCGCCCTCTCCCTCCGGGTAGAGAGCCACCACAGCAGCGCCCACACGATGATGACCTTGTAGCCCACCATCACCGTGACCTCCCGCATCAGCGGGTTCAGCTCCACCGCCCCGCCATGCAGCGCCCAGAGCGTGCACGATAGGTCGATCAGGTTGAGCGCGTAAGCGATGACAGCGGCATGTGCTCTTTTATAACTGTCCATATATCCTCCGCAGTAATTCCATAGTCACTCAGCGCACCCGGAATCTTAACCATCGGTTTCGCGCACAGCTCCTGAATGGTCTGCATATCTGAATTGATGGAAAAGTGTACTACTATCTGGGTATATCCACTATCAATTGTGCGAGCCCAGGAACCACATTTCCGTCCGTCTACCATTAAGTCGTTTCCATCAATAAGAGCATCTATCTTACGACTTTCTAGCATATCGCGCACAGCAGAAATGGATTCGTAACCGAAATTGCTTCCACCATTTTTTAGCTCCATGATGGATAAATCTCCCGGGAAGCAAATAATAGCCCCTCCGAGGTGCCACGCCTGATACAAAAATGCCCCATTGCGTGCACATACATTTGTGTCGATGTATTGAGGATGCCCGTAAACTACGGCTAGCTCACTCGAAAACAAAAGCACAAGTCCATCTGATTGCCTTTCCATCAAATCCTTTGCAGCAGCCATTGCACCCTGATTATCAACGGTTCTATAAATCATCACGTTACCCTCCTTATCCCAACACTAAAAGAGCTACTTACAGTTAATCCTTTGCTGTCCTTTTCTGTTGAGTATAAGCGGAAAATAGGCTTTGAATATACCTTCTCGTTTGTAAACTCATAGTCGCAAGATTTAACAACAGTTATCTTTTCATGCTCTTCAGTCTTTCCGTCTACGTAGTCTGTCCATTTGAATAACCGCATATATTCAGGATCATCGTTTTCGGCTAATACTTCCATAGTCCCATCAGTTTTATCGTATCTGTAATTTTTTGCAGAATACTTTACATCAGGCTGTACTTTTCCGTTATTGGCTATTCTAACTTTTTCGATATCTCGTATTGTAACAGGGTCATCATCGATCAGTAGCATCGGCAATAGGGTTGCCCCATCAGTGATGGATTGATAGTATAGCCCTGACCTGTCTGCCGCCTTTAACACATCTGTAAGAGATGCTCTTTCGTCTGGGATGGGGTCATAAATTTCAAGCAATTCAAGCGAGTATTCCACCGATGCGGTATATGTCGTATTGGGTGCAAATTTAATTTCTCGACCAAGATACGAGTTTGGTATCGAGGTTTCGTCTCGGCCTGAAGATATAGGGCAAACGTAAAACGAAAATTCAGCGCCATTGACTTTGGTGTCAAATTCGATATAGTTGTCCGGTGGAAATCCACGAATCATAATCGTGTTGTAACTGTTGTACTTAACCCCAGCGGTTTCTTTGGTAACGGTGTATCCTGGGTCTTTGTTGTACGGGTGCTGAAGCTGTATACCAGCCCATAACCCATCTGCATTAGCCAAAGGTGCCGGTGTGCATGCCTGTGCGCTAACGCACGATAGCCTGTATTTTCCCCGTGGCAATGCGTTACATGTAATTTTGAGTGTAAAATCTCCGATCAACCCTCCGGGGATTGTTTCTGGCATGGTAAATTTTGCACGAACATTTGAGCCAATCGTCGAACCATCAGATATAATCGAGGCTACATCTTGCTCACCATAGGACGAACCGTAAGGAAAGTATTTCCAGTAGCCAGAACTATCACCGGATCTAAGGCTGGTCATATCTTTTATTTTTAGAGGTAAGTCAACACCGCCATAAGCAGATAACTTAAATCCCTTTTTATAAAAGTACCAAGCAATTTCCTGCCCGAATTTTTTGCGCCTTTCTGCATACTCACTCGGGTCAGTAAATTTTTCTTCTTTTAGCCATTTTTGGAGAGCTGTCATACCGGGCACCTTTGGAACAACAAGCTTGCCGAGCATATCCAAGATGTAAAGCTCTACAAGCATTTCGTCTGTAGACGATGCCCTTGTACTGATCACGCCTAGCAATGCTGCCCATCGCAGGGCCCCCTGTGTGCTCATGCCGACAGCAAGCCCCGCTAAAAAGCTTGCCTTGTCGTAACCGGCGGCGCTGGACGGCGCGACGGATACAGCACTCGCCGGTGTCCCAACACTCCGCATCTTGAGCATTTTCCCCGTCATAACGCCCTTAACAAAGCAATTTTTGTCCATCCTTATCACTCCGTCCACTGGATTGCCATTTCCGCCCCGTCTGAGTAGATGATCTTGATCGGAACTTTTTTGCCTCCGACCGTCGCGAACTCCACCCCATACTCGAGCGGCTCTGAGATACCCTCTACCGTCTCGGAGAAGCCCCCCTGCTCCCAACTTGCGAAATTAAGTCCCACGGTTTTCCGAAGCCCGAAGAGGTCCAAATACCCCTCGTCCAGCGCGGCGAGGCCGAGCTGCTTTCCCGTGCTCGTCTCGTATGTCAGCTCAAGCGAGTTCTGCCGCTTGACGAGATAGCCGCGCTGCTTGCCGTTGTCGTCGCCCGCGCCAAAGACGTCCACAGGGTAGTAGTATTGGCCGTCCGATTGGAACGAGATCGCGCGCTTGACTTGCTCCTCGTACTGATAGACCATCACCGGCCAGCTCGTCTGCTTGGTAGTGGTAAAAATGCGCTCGCCGTTTGCGTAAGGGTAGCCGTCCGAGCCGATCGACGCGCCCGCGGGGTCGGCCTCCCAGTAGATCAGCTCCCCGTTGGGGTTTTTCGCCTGCTCCGTCGTGCTTTTGGCAATTCCCGCGACAAACTCAAGGCTCTGCCCCTCCACGCGGATGAAATTGTCGTCCGTTGTGTCTTTAGCAAGATACTTGACCACCCGGCGAGAGGTCGACAGCCGGTTGACGCTCAAGTCCGCGATCTCGCCGAAGGCGGAGTAGAGCGCGTCCGCCGACAGCTGCCCGGAGACGTCCACGTTGCCGTCGAGCTTAATGTAGCCCGTGTAGTTGTTTGGGCCGACCTTGAGCGTGATCGTCGCGGTCGTCTGGCCATCCGGGTTGGACGCTGACGTGACGGATAAGCTGATCCCATCGACCGTTTGCGTGATGTCCGATACCCGCCCGTCGATGCCCTCCACCTTGAGGTTGATCTCCTCGCTGGTCTTGGTGATAGTCGAGCGTGTTTCGGCAATCTTGCGGTTAAATTCCTGCGTGATGTACCCACCAGCCGGATATTCGTCTTCCATCTCCGCTTCTCCGGGGGAAGAAATGCCCGCATATCCGCGGCCATCATCAGAGAGTTTAGACAGCGGCGAATAAATGCCACCAACCGTCACGCCGTCGCCCAGCTCTGCCGCTGGATCAATGTTTGCCGCGCCTGCTTCGTAAGCCTGATACTGGTAGCCTTTCATGGTTTGCAGCAAAGCATTTACCATTGGCTGCGTAGCGTGTGGGCAACTTGCAATGACCTCCATGCCGGTATCATCGCCCGCCGTCAAGCTGTTCTCGTCATCCACAAGCAGCGTCACGCGAGAGATAGGCTTGTACTTGCCATTGTCAGAAAAACTCGTAATGTCGCCGCCGACGTAATATTTTTCAGACAAGAATCCTCACCCCTCCAAACGTGATAGCGCTGCCCGCTTCTGTAATGAGATAGTTTGTCTCGCTCGGCATGGACAACAACGGAATAAGCAACAGTTTCCCTGCATCGGTAATAATCCAGTTCCCGCCGTGCGCCGCTGCAATAAAACATAGCTCATTGCGAATCGTGTAATCGTTCGCGGGATAGTCGATGGTATACGAGCTGTTGAGCACTGTGCGGCTGTCCAGCTCCACGCCCATTAACTGGCAAAAGATGTTTACAGCGTCAGGCATAGTCATCGGGAAGTTAAGCGACTGGGCTGGCTCCCACACAACGTCAGCCTTTCTCATAGCGTCGTATGCTTCAAGTTCCCAATAATCCCCATCGCAGGACCGGCGATTGGTAAAAAACACGCCTTTGGGGATCCAGTCTGTTGCCTGACTGCCATTAACAAGCCTGAGATAACGCTTGATCGTCGCGGCGCGCGGTACGTTGTTCGCATACAGTGCCAGTTTTAATGTTGCGCAGCAGGCGTTGCCGATGCCGAATTCTTCAAACAACTGCGATTCGACAGAATGCGACACTTCCGCATCTTTGCCATATTCCGTGCCCGCAACGTCAAATTTGTACTCTCGTTCTGTGCCGGGCTTGTGGAGCAGCTCGCGCCACAGCGCACTTGTTGTCTGCCCCATATCACACCTCGATCAAGTTAAACGTCGCGCCGCCCCACACCTCATTGTCATCCGCCGCTTCCTCAAGCGTGCATTCCATCGACGAGCAGTAAAACGTGCTTGTTCTGACGCCATGCAGGTCAAGATACTTGACCGTGCACGTTGGCTTATTGAGATCGTCATCGAGTTTTGCCAGCACATCACGCTTGACGGAGCGCGTTGTATACCTTAGTTTCCGCTTGGTGGTGATCTTGTCTCGCCGCATCGTGCCGTTTTTGGTGCGGGTGGTTTTATCGCTGTCGAGATCATTTCTGCTCCACCCGTAGCCCTTTGTTGCGATTACGGACGAGTAGTCCGTGCCGTTGATAATAAGGACTTCCATATTACCCCTCCTTAGTACAGCAGCACGGGCTTACCCGCCGCGCGTGTCATGTTGTTAATGTTCTTCACGGTGCTGCGTGCGATTTCCTTCCCGTCGAGCTGCACCACGACCGTGGTTGTGCCGCCGCCCGATTCCGCCATAGCCTGCTTAAACGCGTCGACCATTGTTGCAAGCGGCGTTTCAATGTTCGTCCCGCTTTTCTGGTCGCCCAGCACGGCAAGAAATTCTTTGTTCGGGGGAATAACCGCGCCGGTCGCCAAACGAGGCAAACGAACCTCAGAGAGCGAAGAAATATGCCCGCCGATGCTTTTGCCGCCGACACCGGGAACCCAACTTGGAACAGTAAACTTGATCGTATTGATTTTACTAATCAGCCAGTTCAAGCCTTTAATGACGGCATTGATGGCGCTCTCGGCAATAATAACGATGCTGTTCCAGATGCCAGAGAAAACTTTTTTGACACCTTCCCACGCAGATTTCCAGTTGCCCGTGAACACGCCCTTGATAAATTGGATAATTCCACCGAGGATATTATCTTTCAAGTTTCTGGCAAACTCTGTCAAATTACCTGTAAGCGCAAGCGCCGCCGTAACTACAGATGCGATGCCAGCAATAACAAGAGGGATAACGCTGCCAGTCAAGAAGAAAAAGCCCAACCCCGTAGCTACAATGCCAGAAATCAGCATCAGAGTATTTTGCAAATTTGCACCGTTGGTAACGATATCCTTGAATGCCGTGATAATTAGCGCAGCTCCGCTTACGACGAGCCCGATTCCCGCGCCAACCTTGCCAAATGCGATTGCAAGTCCGCCTGCAAGGGCAACAACTCCTGCTAGGGATTCAAGCAAATTCTTCCAGTTCACGCCGTTGTTCCACGCATCTGATAAGCCATCCCACAGGAGGACAAGTCCGCCAACAGCAATGAGGATTCCGCTGAGCTTTGTTAGGATAGAGCCGAGCGCACCGGGAAGCCCGCTTGCTACTTTCCACAAAGCAAGGCCCGCAGCGATCAGCAAGACCGCATCAGCAATCTTTTTGAGCCTGTCACTGATATCTCCCATGTAGCTGAAATCCGGGGTGATATCATCTGCGCTTACGCCACCGCCGCCCGCACTGTCAGCGGTATCACCGGATAACTGGTTGATCTCATCGAAGGCCGCAAGGTCGCTTGCTGCCTTTTTTGCAGCGCCGCCAGTCCCTTTCAGGGCTTTGGTCTCCTTGTTTAAGGACTTTGCAGCGTTCGCAGATGCCTTGACGCTTTTACCGGAGATAAGCGCCACAAGGCGGGAAATTTGATTGATGACCGCCGTGATTACGCGCACAAGCATTGTAAATGCAGGAACAACAACACTTACAAGCGGCTGCGCCAATGTCAGCAATGCGCCTTTCAGCTGTGCAATAGATTCCCTCGCTTCCGAGTTGGTCATCACAACGCTTTTCACCCACTCGCGCACTTTGGCAAGCGCCTGAGTGATAGCAGTAAATACAAGAGCGCTGCGAACGACTGAGCTAATGCGTTTTCCAAAGTCGTCCATGCTCTTTGATGCTGCTTCTGTCGCTGCACGGATGCCAGCGCCTTTATTGCGGCCCTCAATCTGCTGCGCGAGGTCTGCTGCCTGCGTCTTTGCATCTGAGATTTTTTCACTCGTGTTAGTGAGTTTACTATTCAGCTTTTCAACCTCACCCGCAGCCTTGTTGAATTCACTTTGAAGCAGCCTCACGCGCTCTGCCTGCTCGGATACATCCGTTTTTTCGTATGTTCCTTTGGGGGCGCTCCGCATTTCCGCAAGGATCGCTTTTGCGTTGTCAAGCTCCGCGCCAATGGTGCGAAGTTGCTCTTCCATCGGCGTTTTTTGACTCCCGAGCTTGTTGAACTCCTTTTGCAAAGATGCAATATTTGACTTAACCTTGTTCAGGTCAGATTGTAGTTTTTTGTCGCTGATTGTAGCATCAATTACGATTTCACCATCTGCCAAATCTATCACCTACTTGCTATTTGTTTTTTTGCATGGTATCATCAATATATCCACAAAACGCGGCTATAGGAGGAATGAATATGGATAAGATGACTACTTGTAAAGTGTGCGGCGCGTCTATTGCGAAATCAGCGTCAACGTGCCCTCAATGCGGAGCAAAGCAGAAAAGGCGCCACCCAGTGTTGGGGATCATCATTGCTATTTTCGGCATTTGCCTAATCGCCGCCGCATTAAACGGCATGGGCGATGATTCTGGCTCAGAGAGCCACACGTTTGGCGTTGGAGAAACCGCCGAGTTAAATGGGATCAGCGTAAAGTTTGATTCCTGCACCGAAAGCAATGGATCGCAGTTCAACACGCCTGATGATGGTAATGTGTTTCTTCTTTGCGAATTCTCCATTGATAACCAGTCGGATAAAGATATTGCCGTTAGTTCTATCGCATCGTTCAACGCCTATGTTGATGACTACTCGACAAATCTGAGCATTTCAGCCACCATCGCAACCGATAAAACTCAGTTGGACGGAGCTATTGCTGCCGGTAAGAAAATGACCGGCGTTGTCGGATACGAAGTCCCCAAAGACTGGAAAGAAATTGAAATTCGCTTCACTCCTGACTTTTGGTCTGGAAACGAAATTACATTCATTGCAGACAAGTAATCACCCTCGCCCGATGCTATTTTGCGTCGGGCGTTTTTTTGCCCAACCACGCATTGATCGTGTCGTTTTCTTCTTCTGTCATCGGCTTTTTTAGATCGACAAGCCGACTGTTTTCGCGGTAAAATTCTCGATCCGATTTGTCAAGCGTTTTCCCCTTTGCTTTCAAGCTGCGAATCCGCACTATGTTTGCAAACAGGCAATCCCCGATTTCGTAGTACGCAGATACAAATGACCACCAGTGAAAATAAGGAATTGCGCGCACTTCCTGCCCCACAACGCGGTTGATAGGAGCCACAATGTATTGGAAGTCTTGTTTCCAATCCATCAGTTTAGGGCGCTTCCTGTTGTCACCTTCGTCGCCGCAGTCAAGAAACCATGTCATTTGCTTTACAGCATCTTGAATATGCTCGTCCGGCATTTGCAAAAAATCAGGATAGAAAATATCCAGTGCGGCCAAAACCTTTTGACCGTTGTCCAAATCGACCGCAGCAAATACCGACAGCACGTCCAGTGCCGCGCGATAGTCTGAGCGGATAGCATACTCAACACCGCAGACGTTCAGCGACGTTGGAAGTTCGTACATCATTTTTTGTACTTCTGCGTATACTTGCGGATTTTTTCGTCTGCAAGTGCCTGCTCCCGCTTGGTCGCTTCGTCAAACTGGTCAATAATGGCATTCATAAAGTTCTGCCATACCGGGGCGCCGTTTGCTGCGGAATAAGCGTTCACCGACCCGAAAAGCGTATCCGCGATATCCTGCCCGAACAGATCATTGATGATATCGCGCATCTCCCTGTCGATGGAATCCACCATGTCAAAAAGTTCGTCGCCCGGCTCGGTTGTATCGAGCTTTGCCGCTCTCTCTTCCTGCTTCTTGCGCAGATCGTTGAATACGCGGTACGCTTTCTTTGCGAAATTTACGTCCGCAGGGTTGAAATACACGGTCACAACACCGTTTACACCTCGAATAGTGTATTCCTTTACGCCGGAATCAAAGCTGAGTTCCATACTTACCTCCGAAATGAGGGCTGACAAACGCCAGCCCTCTTTGATTTAGTCCTCTGTAAACGTGACAGTGCTGCCGGAAATGGCCGCAGTGCCCGTCTTGCGCGTGCCGCCAAGCGTCACATCGATGGGCATACCGATAAAGCCGCCACCCTCGCCGCCGAGGGAAGAGGGCTTAACCATGCAGGACGAATAGCGCTCCGCAAAAACAGCCGTATTCGCCGCACCTGCATAAGCGTGGACGATCAGTACGTCCTGATTTGCCAGCGCCGCCGCGTTTTGCTCCTTGACCGCGAGATTCCACACCTTGACGATGGCAGGGTCGCCAGCATCGAGATTGGACGGGTCAAAGGTCTGCGTGATGATGGGTTTCTTCATGGTCGTGCGCGTCGTGCCGAGAATGTCTTTCGAAGAATCCTCCTGCCAGTCATATTCCATGCTGGAATCCGTGACGCGCGTACCGAGGGGAGACCATGTAGGCGTGCCAGCTTCGCCCGTATTCAGATACGCGATCAGAAGTTCGCGGTCTACGGTCTGGCCTGCCGTGGTGTTAAAGGTCGTTTCAGCCATTTTTAATCACCTCGTAGTTCATTTTCATAAGGATTTGGTGATCCTCGTCGCCGTTTTCATAAACGGCAAAAAGAGAGGATCGCGTTGTCGGCTCAATGCGGATTACTTTTCGACCGTCCCCGATAGCGGGAGGCTTTTCACTTGCCGCCCAATCGCCCAGGGCGTTGAGCATTTCATCTGCCTTGAGCCGTTTGTCGTTGCTGTTTCCTGGCTTCATGCGGTAGATAACCTTGAATTGGTATTCCGCCTGATACCCGCCGAGAATGTATTTCTTGACGATATACGCCGCCTGAATCGTAGACAGCGCCATCGACGCAGTATCAGCGGGAAGGAATTCGAATCGAATCAAATCAACCGGCTTATCGGGGAATGTGTTCAGCCACGCAAGCAGCTTGCGGGATACCTGATCCTCTTCCGCCGCCGACACCGTCTTTTTAATCTGTTCCGTACTTCTTCACCGCCTTATCTGCTACGCGCACCCACTTATCAAGGTTTTGCGCCTTAGATGCTTCACCCCAATGCGCTTGAGCTTGTGGGTGCATTGTCTGGTTGAATACCAAGTTTCTGTCTGTGACAACCTTCGTGCCGCCTTTTGGCGCGTATGTGCTACCGGTGTTTGGGTCGACCATCACTTTGCCGTAATACAGGAAACGGGCATACGGTCCGGGATAAATAACAGCGCTCCCATCTACCCTTGTGCGCTGCGTTAGCGAGCCTGTGAGCATCGGAACAAACGGCTGAGTGTCTTTCTCAATCTGTTCCGCTAAAACGTGCTCAGCGCGCGTACAAGCTTTGGCAATGGCTTCTTTCACAGCATCAAAGCCGTCAGTATGCACGGAAATCTTGATGCCTATTACGCACCACCAACTTCCCAGTGCTGCATATCGGCGCTACCGTAGTCCATTGCATCGACCTTCGTCACGTTGTAGCAATCGTCATGGCTCAGAACGACGGTCATGTTGTCCGACACGAATTCACCCTTTACAAAGCACGTCATGCCACCGTTACCCTTGTATGAGAGCGTCCACAGGCCAGACTTGTCCGACGCTTTGAAAAACGATTGCGGCCCGGTATAGGTTTTCGGCTTACCTGTTACCCCATCCACCGCTACCACAGAGAACGGGATATACAGATTTACAGCGTCAGCCCCTTCAAGGCCGCTTTCGCGCACGTTCACGCCTTTAGACGCTTGGAGCATCACGCCGCGCAAGATCGTGGTATAGACCTTTTCGACCTCATCAAGAGTTGTCGGGTCGATCTCCTGCACAATGTTGTAGATCGTTACAGTGTGGGGAGCGTACATCTATACCCACCTCCGCGATACAGTAACCCGGTATGTGCAAGGTATTCCATGCACGTTTCTGCCAGCAGTTTCTTTGCCCCGCCCGTCGCATTGAGGGCAGACAGGGCAGATTCACCGCCTGTTGCAAGCGTTCTGGAGTAACTGCCTACCGTTTCGCTTTTTACTTCCGCATCATTTGCCGCGGCATTGGCAAGATTTTTCATTGCCAGTGCTTGTGCGGCTTCGATGACCGCGTACTTATCCACCAACGCGCAGCAGCACATTTTTACCGCGTCCAGATCAGCGTTATTCGCTGCCTTGTTACGGGTGTAGTAGTCGAGGAAGGAACTGGCGCGGACAACAAGACGCGGGAAGTCTGCTTCACTCACAGCGCCCATGTAAGTGCCGGAGTAGTATTCAAAGTCTGCGTAAGTCATACGGGTCAGCTCCTTTCAAATCAGGCAGAAACGGTAACGGTGGCAGTGCCGGTCTTTGCGCCGTCCTGCTTAGACTTTGCGGTAACGGTGATGCTGCTCTTGGTTTCGGTAGCGGAAACGGTCAGAACGCCCTCATCGCTGATCTTGCTCTTCGTTCCGTCCTGAGACCATTCGACATCGCCATTGATGATGCCCTCTCCCTCAACCTTGGCGGTAAACAGCTTGCTCTCTCCCTTCTTTACGGTTGCGGTAGCGGGAGTAACGGTAACGGTGGAAATAGCGCCGCCCTTTCCGTAAACGGAGAAGGGGAACGGGTTCGCCTTTTCCGCATTGTAGGCGTTGATGGGGTTCGCGATCTCCCAGCCGAGACGCATGACGGCACGAAGCGCGACCATATCGTTCTGCATGAGGTTGTAGGTGATTGCCTTGGTCGCAGGATCCTGAATAACGCCCTCAGTGAAGATCTTGAAAGTCATGTCCTGGCGAATGGCATAGACAAGCTGGCTCCAATCGCCGACGATCATCTGAGCCTGTGCGGGGTCAAACGCGCCGTTCATGGGGAAGTACATATCCATGCCGTCAAGACCATAGCGGGTAGCGCCCTGCATATCGGTCTTGAAAATAGGCTGACCGGAAGTGTCGCGAAGGCCGCGCAGCTTACCGCGCATCTGGATAGCGGACATAACGCCGTTGGGGTTGAAACCGTCCAACTCAACCTTGGAAATCAGGCCGCCATCGCCCATGATGTCGGCGTAAACATCAGAACTGACGGGAACGCCGTTGCCAGCGGCAATAGCGGTAGGCACAACGCCATCGCGCCAAGTGCCGGGTTTGTTCGTGCCAAACAGAATAGCGGCGTCAATGACCTTGCCGAAAGCCTCGGTCAGGCGGGGCTTGACCTCGCCCCAAATGTCATAGTCCGCATCATCGAGTGCAGCCTCAGGAATGGGGACAATAACCGCGATTTCCTCGGCATACAGCTTCTTCTTGTCCCACGCCATCTTGGTGGTCTGCTTGAATGCCTCACCTGCGCCACTGTCGGTGGCCTCGCCGTTCACGAAGTATGCAGAAGGAAGTGCGTCAAGCACGTTAATGGTCTGCGTCTTGCTGGACATATTCGCCAGCCTGCGGCCCATACGAAGGACAGCAGATTCGGCGATAGCGCCCTGCATGATCTCGCGGGTTACGGGTTCCGGAATAAGTCCGGAAAGTGCGGAACGATCAATAGTTGCCATTTTTGATTCTCCTTTTTTATTTCAGTGCGCTGCGAATCAGATTGTTCATCGCGGCATTGGTATCTGTTTTCTTTTCGCCGCCGCCAACAGCGGCAGACCAGTCGATTTTTACGCCGTCTTGGAACGCGGACGGATCGGCGCTGACTTGCGCCTTGTGCCATTCGTCAAACCCATCAAGCGCCCCGTCCTTGATTTCAAGGTGTTTTGCTTTTAGGTCTGCCAAATACGCCTTTTCTGCAGCTTTAGAGCTGAATTTTACGCCCTTTTCAGCAAGCGTTTTGCGGATCACATCTGCGTAGTCATAATCGGCAATCTTGGATTTATAACCATCGATTTCCTTTTTGAGCGCTTCCACTTCCGCGTTTCCACTTGCCGCAAACTGCTTATTCTTCTCCACTTCCGCGTCCAGCTTGCTCTGAACAGTCGAAAGTGCCTTTGTGATTCGCCTGTCAAACTCCGCCTTATAGGTGGGGTCAGCCAGTATTTCATCAAAAGTAATGATTTCGTCTGCCATTTTTTATTCTCCTTTATTTCCACTGCGTTTTTTTGCCACAGCGTTTTTCTGCATTTGTGTTTTAAGCCTGGTTTGCAAACTCTTTTTCACAGAAACAGCATTGAATTTTGATTCCCATTTTCGCTGCAATGTAATTCCATTCTCGCTTTTCATTTTCTGACCTCCTCAACTTCAACCATGTAAATAGTGCTCCCATCAGCTGGATTCTCTTCTTCGCGGAAGCCGACTACTCGGAAAGAAGAGTTACCGCTATATAAAACTTCCTGCTCATCTGGGTATCTGGAAAAATCTCGAATTGATATTGCGTTTCTTGCCCCGCTTGTAGTGTCAACCAGAACAGCGCTTGTGCCATTTGAAGAGTCTAAATGCTGTCCGGACGCAAATTCGACTGCAACCGAAGCGTCCGAACTCCAAGAACTGGGGAGCCCTGTTTCGATCACGTCTCCCTCTTTGAGACTTTCCAAAAAATCCGAATCAACGTTAATTCCACGATAAAGCTCGCCATCGTTCCAGTGAACGGACTTTGCTTCTTCTATGGCTTTGTTGCTGTTTTGGACTTCTTCTTTCGTTTCGAGCGACCACGTATAATCATCTGTGTAGTACCTAATTGACTGGATTAGCTTTTCAGCCTCGTCGTCTGGCAGATTTTCAAGCGCCTCATACAAATCCCCCTCGTCAATGTGCCCCGCGCCGCCAGTTTCCTCGCGGTCAAACTTCCCGCTTTCTCGCATCGCGTCCGTTAGGCTCTGTCCGTCTCGAATGAAAACGCGCCGCCCACTGATTGTGCGCCAAACTCCATTTTCTTCTGCCATATTTAGCCCTCCTAAAACAAAAGAGCCGAACAACACGCAAAATCCGCGTACCGTTCGGCTCCTATTGCCCTTTCCCGCGCCCTATTGCGCGGAAGTGCTGTATTTGATTGTCTTCTTGACCTCTAAAACGATGTACCCGTCTTCTTTGCGGCGAATTTCCACATCGTTACCGCGCTTTAAAATTGCATCGATTGCCTTTTTGACTTCTTCCCAGTTCAATACAGCACCTTTGTCCTTTCCCGTTGCAGCGGCAACCCCGCCGCTGCACTAAAAGCCTTATATTTGGCGATCAGTCTTACAAGTTTCGCTTCTGCGGCATAATATTCGTCCTTTTGCTCGCTTGCCTTATACGCTGTTACAAGCCTGTCCTGCTTGATAATCTGGCGCTCAACACGCCGTTGCATCTGTGTTGCTTCATACGCCGTGTATGTCTTGCCCTCAAAGGTGCAGCCGAGTCCATCGTCGATACGCTCAAGCTGCTCATCGGTGTAAGTGCGTTCTGACACACCCTCAACCCAGACGCTGCGCTTATGGCGGCAGTTTGCGCCCTCAAGCCCATCGACCGCGCCAAGCCCGCATACCTCGTAGATATTCTGGTAAATATCCCCGCTACGAACTGAATACACACGGCCTTGCCACGCCTTGTGAGATGACCACGGTGACTGCCCCGGCTTATCGCGTGCGCCCGCATGAGCGGAAACCTCGAAATATGGCGTTTCCAGCCATTTGGCGGACTGCTCCGTATACTTTGCGCAAATTTGATTTACCGCCGTCATAACTGCGCGGCGGGCGGCTACGTCGATCTGGTCACGGTGTCCGCTCTCATAATCTACGACTTTCAACCCGCTTTGCGCCAACTGACGCACCGCCGATTTGATAGCCTGATTGTAGCTGATAGCGCCGCTCTGAATTTGCATTGTGGCATTGTCTAAAGCCCATTGATACGCTTTTGCAGGGGGAAGCATCGTCCGCCCAGCGTCCACCAGAAAGCCCATAGACCGCGTAAGGTTGCGCATGGTCTGCTTCGTCTGCTCGTATATTGCCCAGGTGTCCTCAATGCTCACCAGCGTTTCCGGCTGCGTTATATGGGTAAGGTCGATAAGGTCGGTGTAATACTTCTGATTCCGCTCTACTACATCGTCAAGCAGCTCTTGCAACTTTTTTTCGCTGATGCCAGAGGTCTTTCGGATTGCCTCTTCAATGTCCTTAAGGTCGATGCCGTGCGACCGCAGCGCCCGAATATTCTGTACCGTGATTTCGTTGAGCTGATCTGCCAGCTTCAAACGGCTGCATATCTCGTCAAGCAGCGTATCTTCAAGAGACCGGAACAGCTCTGCCAGTTCTTCCGGGAGTTCGTCAAGGACTTCCGGCTGAAACGGATATTTCATTTGCTTTCCTCCGTTTCACAATCTCGTCATAATGCGGCTTCACGCGGATTACATTCCAGTCGCATTCTTCCGGCACTTTTCCGTAGAATATCACCCATTCCGGCGAAAGCCTCTTCATCATTTCCTCGTAGCCGCGCAGAAACAGCCGCTTGCTTTCCTTGTTCTGCTGTGTACCTACCGAACTAACCGCAACTATTCCGCCGACTGGCTCACCGTCAAAGCACCAATCGTAACTGTTCTCGTCGCTCCATGAGATCGTTGGATAGACCATCATGCCGTGCATTTGCCAATACGCCGCCAACCAGTGCTTGCGGTAATGATTGTATATCTGCATCGCCAACGGCATATCCGTGTATGTGGAGAAGTCAGGCGCGCACACCGCCGCAAATTGCGACAGTTTCGGAATGTATTTGTCCGGCGCGTTCCAGTATCGGATGAATTGATAATCGTCCACAAAGAAATGCACGATCTTGCTTTTCGTGTCCTTCGCCGTGTAATGGTAATTCACAGGGATAAACTCCCCGTTTGGATACGCCTTGACCGGCTCAATCTGCGGGATGCCGTACTTGCCCACGCCGGGGAATGTAAACTTGTCGAGATTTTCAAAGTTAATCATACCGGACGCCATGTACCGCTGCGCTTGTTAGCCCTGCGGTATTTCTTGCCGTTTACCGTAACTTCCAACGCGCCGGACTTTTGCGCTGTTACAAAGGCATTGGAAAACGCCTTGTTTTCTGCTGCTTTGCGGTTTTTATTGGACTGGTCACGCAATTTCCGCATGTAGCTATCCATTTCACCGCGCGCTCTTGCAGCTCTGTCTGCGGCGCTTCCTGTTTTCTGCGCCGTTGTCAGGCGCGCAGGCCCGCTTGCATAAGGATTGACTGCTCCTGCCGCCGTTTTGAGCGCCGTTGTTGCGAGAGTTGCCATCTGCTTTACTGCGTCTTTCTTTTCAGCGTCCGTCAGCTCAAGCCCATTGATTTCAGCAGCGTTGCGCTCAAATGTGCGCCTGATAATATCGCCCATATCAGTGACAGACGCAGCGTTTGCTCGGGTAATATCTTGCTGTGACAAAAACCGCGCAAGGCTTATACCGCGCCCGCGCCCAGTTTCTCCGGCTCCAATTCCGCCACTGGCTCCGCCTCTACCGCCCATCATTCTACCTCCTCTTGTCCTTCGGTTGTCATGTCCTGCATCTTAGGCAGCGCCGCCTTTGCGGTTGCCTCGTCCTCGTTCATCCACTTCATGCGGAACTCCCAATCGTTCATAATGCCCGCCTGCAAGAGCTGCATATCGCGGGTAAAGTCGGTTTGCTTGTCCTCAATGATGCTGTCATCAAAGTCGATAGAGATTTCCACTTCTTCATTCAGCCCAGCGTTCATAGCCGTGTTGCCCAGTCGAAGCAGAATGCGGCACAACTCCACGAGAGCCTGCTCGAGCACAATCTCATGCTTTTTAATGGTGCGAAACATGGTGGAGTTTTCGCTGATAACTTGCGTTGCTGTCGCGACGCTATCGCCGTTAAACCGATAATAGGTCTCGCCGAAACCGCACTTGCTGGAAAGAATATTGAGCTGGTCTTGCAACCCGATATTTAACTGCTGGGTTCTTAACTGTGGGGAAATTGGTTCGACAACGTTCCCTTGCTGCGTGTCCTCTGGGAGAAGGTAAAACCTACTATCGTTATTGTTCAAAGTCGGTTTCCCGTCCTCATACCTTGTTGCTGGCATTTTTACCATCAGCAGCAACGCGCCATTGTCAAACTCGTTTCCATAGCAGTTAAACGCCTTGTCTACGCTTTCCAGCACGTCAAGAGCATTTGCATAAACAGGGACGCCGACGGGCAAGAGATAATCGAAATTGTTGGCGATGTTCGGGCGATCTATCACAAACTGTTTTTCCGCGCTCCCCGTATGGACGACACGCGGGATATGCTCAAAGCCATCAACGGATGCAAGGCTAACTTCCGACAGCGTTTCATTCTCGTACAAATAAATGCTGTTTTCGATTGTGTATTTGCCGGTTCGCTCTTTTTTAAAGATTTGCAGGAACAAATACTGATGTCCGAACCGTGTTACAACACTATCAAATGCGCACTCTGTAATCACGCCATTTCGCCATGAAAGCGGGTAAATGTGCTCCATCGTCACATAGTCGATTGCAATGTCTTCCGCGCTTCCGGGAATCGGAGCATCGTAGTCGTTTACTTTCTGGCCAATAACGCGGGGGACATACGCAACTGTTCCGAGCGCAGACTTCATTTCCTGCATTTCGTTTGCTTTTACGGTAAAGTTGTTTTCTTCCAAAATGCGGTCAATAAATTCCTGCTCTTTTTTGCCTTCAAGAGTGATTTTAACCTTTTCGTTCATGAGCAGATTTGCCCAATCTTCGCAGACTTTCTTTCCCATTCCAAGCGAAGACCGCTTCTTTTTCACCCACTCATGCCCGTTATATTCTCTGTATCTGTGAAAATCCTTTACTTTCCCAACATACCAGGACTTCCAGAGGTCAACTTGGCTGTAAAACTCTTCCGGGATCGTCGTATAGCCAAGTTCTTTTAACTTTTGGATAACTGCATTGCTCATGCAATAACTCCCATTCTGCGGCTGACAGGCTCTAACGCATACCTCGTCGCGTCAATCAAGTGGTTGTTCGCGTCAGGGTAGCCGCTGATAATGTCGCCGTCTTTGTTTCGTTCGTATTCGTATCCTACAAACTCATTGTAAGCGTTTGGTGTGCGTCGCCTGTCAATGACGATTGTTCTCCGCTGTAAAAACTTCATGCCGTATTCCACCGAGCCGGGGCCTTTTACCGCTTCATACGCAGGTAGCCCCATCGCGCGGAGATCTGCAACGCTCTTCGGTTCTGCGCTGTCGCAGATTGTCCGAATATTGTTATATCCGTATTGCTTTATCATGTTCGCGCTCTGCTCGTTAGATAGCTTATTTTGATAAATCTCGTCCAGCAGATATATCGTCTCTCTCGCTCTGTCATAATGCAGGCGGATAAAAGCGAATGGGTCAGGAAACCAGCCGAAGTCCACCCCTTGATAGATGCGGTCAAAACTTTTGACTTCTTCATCGGTAATTTCCCGCAGTTCCAGCTTGTCAAACACGTTGCCGCCCGTGCCCACAGGAATGCCCAAATACTCATGCTGGTACGCTCTCTCGTCCGTGGCCTTGAGATGTTCCGCCTCCGCTAAAAACTGCTCACCAAGCCACTCTGGCGGGGCTTGCAAGTACGTTGACTTGTGGCACAGCCGGTCAGCGCGCTCTTCCAAACTGTCCTTGTTCGCCCAGTTGTCGCGCGAAATCGGCGGGTTGTAGCTCTCAAAATTCCAAAACACCGAGCCGCCGCGCATGGTCGACTGCAAAATATTTCGGATTTCCGCGCGTCCGGCAAACTGGTCTTTCTCTTCAAAGTGCGTTACGGCGATATAGCCGAACGGAACCTTGATAGACTTGATCTTCATGGGATCGTCAGCGCCCCGGAACATGATCTTCTGCCCTGTTGGCTTATAAATCAGCTCCATCGGGGAAACCTTGGCTTCCCAATACGCCGCCATGCCCAGCTCACTGATTGCCCAAATATACTGCGCATACACGCTATCGCGGATCGTGTTTGCCACCTTGCGCAGCACAAGCGCGTGCGTTCCCGGATTGGAAACCAGTAAAAGCGGTACAAGAATTGATACTGTAGACGATTTCAGCGAACCGCGCCCACCGCTAAAGTCGTAATGCGTGTGCCCGTGACGAAAAACATCATGCGCGATATCGTAAAACGCAGGGCCGATTTTCTCGGATAAACGAATGTCAGACATCGATAATTACCTTGACAACGGAATCAGCGCTTGCGTTGTCTTGCTTGTCGAACACACCCGTATGCTTCGCCAACATTTCAAGCGCTTTTAGCTTATTCGCATATTTCAAATCGCTTTCCGTGCAATCAGACGCAGGCTTGTCTGCGATTTCTTTGAGTTTTTCTATAACATAGTCCTGCGTTACTTCCGTTCGTTTCTGTCTTTCTGCCTTTGCTTTCTGGATAGCAGCCGAAACGTTACTATTCGTAACTAACTGCCTACCTTTTTCGGCGTTCTTGTACCCGGCTCTCGCGGCGGCCTGAGTGGCATTTAAGTCCACAAGGTACTCTTGAACAAATCTTTCTTGCTTTGCTGTTAATGGCACTCGTCACCACCTCTCTTGTCGTAGTTATTTGCTACCAGCCCCCGCCCCTTGGCCTTACATAGCAGACTTTACCCGCCCCGAAGGGCCGCTCAAAGCTCTCTTCCAACTGAGCTAAATATACGTTTTGTTCGGCTTGTCGCTTAGATTGTCACATCACGGGTTGCTGCTTTACAGTGTGCAGCACCATTACATTGAGGCGTTTCCCTCCCACCGTGCAGTTTTCAGCAGCCATTGTCATTTTCATGTGAGCCATACCGAACGGTCTCACATTGTCCGGGCGCTACTCGGCCTCTGGCGCCACACCGCGCGGCGCCTTTTCATCAGCCGCACACTGTTTTTGCGGATTAACTGTCCGCCGCTGTGGCCATCAGCTTGTGTGCACTTAACTTCTCGCGCTTCCTCGCCCGCTTGTGTGGTTGGTACGGCATTGCAGTCCTGCCCTGCTTTAGCGCTTCAGGGAAAGTCCCCGTCACTCGCTGTGGTCTCCCCTTACGGGGCACCTATGCCGTATATGTCCCCGCTGGGCCACATCGTTGAGAGGTGCGCGAGGTCCTGTGCCGCATGAGAGGTGCGATCTCTCGGCCCTGATCGTGGGCTGCATCGTGCGTGCGGCATGGTGCGGGGGGCAGTGTGAAAAGATGAAAAGCACCGCGCCCCGCTATGGCGCAGGAGGTACACGCCATAAATGAGAGAACCGCAAAGGCCTTTACACCTCTGCGGTTCAATTCTCCCATAATTGCAATGCGCTAACTCACTTATAAGTGAGTTTTGCAAAATATTTTTTATAAACTTTTCGGGTAGTCCGACCGCCCGAGCAAATAATCAATCGACACGCCGAAATAGTCGGCGATGCTTATCAGCGCGTCCATTGATGGTTTCTGCGTCCCCATCTCATACCGCTTGATGGTATTCCGATTCAGCCCGCACAGCTCGGACAGCACGCAGCGCTTTAATTGCTGGCGTTCGCGTAACCTCCGCAGGCGTTCAGGAAACGTGCTCATATGCGCCTCCGCTCTGCTCGAAAAACTTCTTTTGCTCCTTCAATTTCTGCAACTATGTATTCGCTATCGAAATTTACATATCTTACAGTACCTTGTTTTCGATATGCTTTCGCTGCCAAAATAAGACCACTATCGTTTTGCTCTCCCCCGTGAATCGCAATTTGCTTATATACAACTGCGTCACGGTTTAGGCGCTTAGCGTCCATCTTTGCCCCCTTTTTGTTTTAACTCACAGCGGATAATAACAACCCACTTACTTACGGCTCAGCTTTCTCTTAACCCATGCCCACAGGTTACGCCACGGGTGGGCTTCTGCGTAATTGGCGCGCTGCTCGGCGTTGTAGCGCCTGTTACGCATTACATTAAGGGCCTCTTGCTTAAAAGCGCACTCGTCGTTCGCCCGCCCAAGCGCCGCCTCAGTGTCAGCGAGCTTATTTCGCAGCGCATCCGCGTCCGCTTTCAGCTTCTCGATATCATTGGCCTTGTTGATGGCCTCGCCGTTCATCTGGTCGATCTGCTCGGTCAGGGCGGCGTTCTCGGCCTTCAGGCTACTGATGGTCTGGTTCTTCTTCACCAAATCGCTTCGCAGTTCAACGATTTCTTTTTTTCGGGAGCTAAACTGTTCAGCCAACTCGTGATATTCATCTCTCTTCGATTTGAATTTTTCCTCAGTTTCCTCCACCATCTTCGCCATCTGGTCTTTGGTGTACTTCTTGATGTTGATGCTCATAATTTTGCTCCTTTCATTCGCAGCTGTTCTTCCTGTCCCCGGTCGCTTACAATGCTCACGACCTTGCAGTCGCCGTATCGCTCAATGTCCATGGCGATGCGCTCCTTGATGCCCTGCGCGTCAGCGGCGGGGATGTTGGCTTTAATCGTGATCGTCAGCATGGAGTGCCCCCCTCTCTATCTCGAGCGCACGTTCGCGCAAGTCCCCAAATCCATACTCGTCTTGCCATCCTAACTCAGAAGACGCTTTCTGACAGCTCTCGCACAGATAGCACGTCCACGGCGTCCCATCGAAAACGCAACTGCGCTCCATCATAGCCCCTTGCTCGAATTTGCGCCCGCAACCGAAGCACACATGAGCCGCCCGCGTTTTAACAACCTTTCGCCCAACAACGTCCATTCGTTATCCCTCCTTCAGTTTGCCGTAGCTGCAAAAATCGTCCGGCTCTTTTATCGGCTCAAATACGCGATCCCAGCGCTCGCCATAGGTAAAGATGTTTTGCGGGTGGCCACAGGAATAGCCTGCTGTTCCATCTGCCCTCTCATACCGTTTGGCGTGCTTGCAGTCCTTGCACCGCGTCACTACCACAGCATCGACGGTGGGAGCATTGTCTACTGCGTTATGGATAAGCCGCAAAGCCGTACCTCCAGTCACGCTCCATTCCTCGTCTGATTGCTCATAGGGTTTAAGATGGTCATCCACCCAATCAGCGTCAATCAACCTCACCGCTGTCACCTCCGTCCATCTTCGCACCGTAGTTGGGGCAGTAAGGCTTGCCGTACTCTTTCGAAAAATTCCGGCAGCGGGTGCACTGCTCCTCATAGTTTCCCGTTTCCAGATTGAACCGGCCCGTGCCCCGCCGCGCATGCACCACCGGGGCAACATCAGCGGCGGGAATGTCGGCAATCTCACTTGCAATGCAAATTGCTAATCCGGTGTGTCTACCCAACGCAAAGTCGTTCGTAGTTCCATACTTTTCAACGACCTTCAAAGCCGTTTCCTTCTTAATGTATTTAGCCATTGTTCGCCCTCCTGTTCCATGCTTCGATTACCTTTTCTGCGGCGTTGCTGTCGCTTTCTATGTTGTCCGTCCGAACCATTGTCCCTGCATAGCATTTAGAGCAAATTACTCTCACGCCATCACCTACAAACAGCCGTGCTTTACCGCCGCAAAACGGGCACGATTTTAATTCAATCATCCTTCATCACCTCCACATAGCCCCAGCTTTGCGGCGCGCGCTTGATGTCATATGGCGCTGCGCCGAATCTCGTATTGCGCAGTCCGGTAAACTCGCTCAGTTCGCGCGGCGTATCATAAATGCGCAAGTTGGACATATGCCAGCCGTAACAACGCCCCTTATCGCCGATATAAGCTATAATTTCTGACCGAGTTAAGCACGTCGCGGGGGAAAAGGCGGCATTTATTGTACTACTTAACTCGCCGCCATCGTATGCAATAAGAGCGATTCTTTCACAGGTAAACTCCCCAATGACCTTGCCGCCGCCGTAAAACTGTGGTCTTGGATAGTCCGTCGCAATGAAGTCCTCGTGCGGATATTTTGGCAGCGTGCAGTAGATATAGCACTTAAACGGCGTTTTCAGCCTTGGGCGCGTCTTTCTGACCTCGATGGTCTTTTCACCGTTGGCAATCTTCTCCACCCACTTGGGGCGGATGCTCAGCATGACAGCCTTACTCATTTCTTCATCGCCTCCAATGCTTTCTTCGCCTCCTCGCGGGTCAGGAATACGGTCTTGCCAAACTCCGAAACGAAAATAGAGACGTTGCATATGCCTCCGCTCCCTATGAGCCACAATTTATTCAGATTGTTCCCGCCGTATCCTATTACCTTTCTGGCGCATATCTCATCGCATACGCCATTATCAATGTCAAAAATGCGCTCGATCATGTACACCGTGTCCCCCACCTTGCACGGCAGCACCACCAGCCGCCCGTCCTTGTCGGCCTCGGCCAGCTCGCGGATGCGATTGAGCAATGCAAGCTGCTCCGCCAGCGTTTTAGATTCTTCCAAAGCGTAATCAAACAGTCTTCCCAAAGCTGCCACTTCTTCCGGCGTCAGCCTCGTGTCCTCGTAGGCGGCAAGGCGCTCAACGCCTCCCTGTTTGATTCCACCACGTTTTTTCATCATCGGGAATCCGTCTTTATCACGGTATGTTAGTCGTTCCATCACTCCACCTCCTGCATCTTACTAATCACTTTTCGAATCACATCGCCTCCGTAAGCGTCTTTTGTCAGCTCCAAAAACTCCATCAGCGTCATCATGCCGTGCTCAAGGTCAACACCGTGGTCACGGGCAAACTGCTTTCGCCCCATGTCGCACGAACCGGTCAAGCGATGATGCCAGTCGTAAAAATACAGTGTCGGATATACTTTCTCTCGGTCTGTTTCGCGCAGGAACGCATCAATGCGCTCATCTTCCGGCATATCCTCGAAAAGCTTGTCTCGCAGCGCTTCCATTGCTTCGCGCAGCGTTTCGCCGTGTGCAAAAATGTTGTCCTGCTTGACGATATAACACGGTGTGAGCGTCAAATCGCCGTTCAAAATTGCCCCGTGCGCAGTGTTTCCGCGCACGGAACGAATCAGCGTGTTTACGCCGTCAATTCGATAAACCGTTTTCCGGTTGAAGCTTTTAATTCCGTAGCCGGAGCCGGAGCCGTAGCCGTCGCCGTAGCCGTCGCCGTAGCCGGAGCCGGAGCCGTAGCCGTCGCCGTAGCCGTCGCCGTAGCCGTCGCTGTAGCCGTAGCCGTAGCCGTCGCCGTAGCCGGAGCCGTAGCCGTAGCCGTAGCCGTAGCCGTCGCCGTAGCCGTAGCCGTAGCCGGAGCCGTAGCCGTAGCCGTAGCCGTCGCCGTAGCCGTAGCCGTCGCCGTAGCTCACAGTCAGAAATGCTTTGATCTTCTCGTCAAGCGTCATCTCTTCCACTCCTTTACGCCTCGAAGAGACGCAGATGCCGTGTCTGTGCACGGGATGATCTGGATCGCACCAAGCACGGTCATCTCCGGGACCGTCACGGTAAAACGGCAGTTGCCCGGTGTTTTTGTGCCATCCTGCGCCAACTGCTCCACGGCACACGCGCCGTCCCAGCTCCACAGCTTTCGCACCTCCGTCATGGTGACCTCGGAGCCGTTTCTCTCCTTGATCTTGCCGAAAAATACGCCTGCGCGGTCGCAGCGAACGATGTAGTCCTGATTGTTGTTCATGATGAAATTCCTCCTGATTTTTGTTAAAATTTAAAGCTCTCTCTGAGCCTGATCCCGTTTGCCTCCGCCTCCGCCGTAAAGCAGCGGTGCGCCTCGTTGATGTAGACGATTCTGCCGTGCACGGTTTTCAATTTTTCAAAACTGCATAATCCGCTCGCGCCCTCAAAGGCTGTGGGTATCCAGCTGTATGTGTCTCTGATGTTCAAAATCAATACCTCACTCCGATAAAATCCAGCACTCGACCGTAGCCAAGCCCCTTTTCGTTGGGCTTCCATAGCCCGTCAGCAGGATCGTAAGCCCCTCCGCCGATGCAAAACTCATAGTGCTTCGGGTGCGTGTGCTTCATGCGCTCGAAGCGGTTTTCACCCTTTTCGAGGTGCGCGCCGAAACCGCAGAACATGCACCCTGTCCTCTGGCATCCCGTGCAGTGTAGTTTGCAGTCGATCAGCGTTTCGGTGTAGTCGTTCTCGCCGTCGCTGGCCACGATATCGCCGTAGACGCTTGCGATAGGGATTTGCCGGTCTACGATAAACCGTAATACGTCTTGCTCCGTCCAAAAGCTCATGGGCTTCCCTGCTGGGTGTTTCCCTTCAAAAACATTGCAACCGTTTTTCAGCCAAACTTTAGTTCTCAAGCGGCTTTCTTGCGCCATTGTCGCCATCGTAGGGACTCTTTGCGTTTTTCTCATATAGGCGTTCATCGGCCTCTTTTTCATCTCTCCGCAGCACCTTGAAGATATTGCGAATGGTGCGTATAGCAGAAATTCCCACTTTTCGCAGTTGTATTCGCTCGGTTTGCCGTCCTTTCGCAAATATTCGCCGCGAAGCCGCGCCGCAGATCGTCCGTCAGGCTTTACCCTTGCTTCTTCAACATACGCCGCAACCTCCTTGCTCACGATGCTATACCCGTACTTCCGCACCACCTGCCGGATATTCATCTTCGGGCGCAGCCGCACAAGCTCAACGGTGATTCGTGGGAACTCTCCACGCAGCCAATCCGCGTACTCGTTCACGAACCTCTGTATCTCCGGGTATTCCAGCCCCGTGTTGACAAATACCAGCGTCAGCGGATATGGCGGGGATCGAAAGCTTGATAGATATCGCGCTGCCAAGTATACCAGCACCGTGCTATCCTTTCCGCCTGAGAACGACACGTAGCACTTTCCGTTCCACGCGGTGTACCACTGGTCGAGCTTTTCGTAAGTTAGGATTTCTTTGTCTTCCAGATCGAGGGCTAAGAGCTGTTTCGCCGCCTCTTTCGGAATCGGCTGATTGCTATACCCTTCCACGGCTCCCCTCGCATTCTCCGAACAGCTCCCGAAACGGTTTCCCAGTCAAATCCTCCAACGCGAGGAACGCCCGCACGGTCACATCCACGTCTCCCTTGATATACCGGCTCACGTTGGTCGCCGAAATGCCGGTCGCATCGGCAAGCGTGGCCTGGTTGTAGTCGGTCTTTTCGAGCGCCGCTTTGAGGCCCGGATACGGGCAGCGCTCCCACGGCGTTTTGCTCATAACAAATCGGCTCATGCGCGCGCCTCCCACAAAAACAAACTCCCTTGTGAGATGTATTCCTCAAAGCGCCTTTCCTGCGCTTCGTAGTAGTGTGCGTCAATTTCGTATCCCACAAAATCGAGCCCAAGCTCCAATGCAGCGATGCGGCTGCTTCCGCTGCCGAGGTGTGTATCGAGTATCTTGTCTCCGGGCTTGGCGTAGTTCTGAAGCAACCACACGTAAAGCGCCACAGGCTTCTGCGTCGGATGAATGCGCTGCTCGTTCAGCGCCTTATTCCCTTGCTGGATAAACCCCTCTGCGATGCTTTTGCCCTGCATCATGCCATTCCACATGTAGCGGAAAAGCCGAACGCTGTCATGGCAGTTTGTAGCTGCAATCTCGCAATCGCTAAAAGAGCTACCCTCGTTGCACTTGTCCCAAACAACGCGCCCCGGCGCAAAGTGATAGTCGAAATAGTTGCAACCCCAAACAATATAGCGCTTTGCGACCCGTTCCAACTCATCGAAATATTCACGTGTCGGAATATCCCACTTCGGCGATATGGGGTAGTCTCTGTGCACACCGATTTTGCTGACCTTGCAGCCGTAATACCCACGCCGTTCCGGCCCGCTGAAATACGGCGGATCGACCACAGCGAGGTCAAAAGCCTTAGACCATCGGCTTGATGCGTTTGCCTTCGATGGTCGTGTAGCCTTCAACGAGCGTGAAATTCACTTGCAGCCGCAGGTCGCGAATCTTCCCCATCGCTCGCAGCACTTTCAGCTCGCCGAATCGCGCCGCCTCTCGCTCTGAATCAAATTTGATGCCGTCGCGCACGACCTTGCGGTTGCCGTACTTGCTGCGCTTCTTGACTTCCTGCACGGCCATCTTTGCCATGACCTGCGCTTGAGCATCTTTGCCAAGCTGAGAAATATCAATTCCCATTGCTACCCTCCCATTTCGGCAGCCGCCGCTTCCCACGTCAGTCCGTGCTCCCTCGCATAGCGTGAAACGCTGTCCGCGTTGTCTGGCAGGACGTATTTCCGCATCCAGCTCCGGTCACGCGGCGGTGCAGTCTCCCCCTCGACCGCCACAGCCTTCGGCATACAAGCGATGATCTCCGCAGGAGCAGGGTACATACGACTGTTGCGGGAATGCGCGATGACGCCCTCACGGGCTTGTGCGTAGCTGAACGGTTCGAGCGCCAGATAGTACGCAAGGAAAATATTATTATTCCCGCTCGCGCGCTGACTGGCAGGGGCTGACGTAAAGAACGCGTCCAGCATTCCGGAGAGCTTGACCATCTCCTCTTTCGTCATGGGGCAAACCTCCTGTATCGTCTTACGGTACTCTACGATAGCGCGCTCGATAGGAGCAGAGAGTATGATTATTTCTTACTTCCGGTAGGAGTAAGCACTATCGTCTATGTACTGTTATGTATGGTATGGTAGGGTAGGAGCGTTACACGGCGTATCTGTAATGTTACACATGGCGTTACATGTAACGCTACATGCCGCCTTTTTTCGCGTCTCTGTAACGCTTCACGCGCTCGCGGGTTTTTGCCTTTCGGTTATCCTCTTGATCGATCAGCAGCACGGCGTATTCCTCCCAATCGTGCAGCTTCATGTCCCCATCCAGCCAACCCGCCTTTTTCAGCGCGTCCACAAGAATTTCCGGCTTCCTGCGCCATTGGCAGGCGTTGGCAATCGTGCGGGCGCTGCACTCGCTCAAATCGCCGCTGTAGGCGTTCTGGATCGCCCATGTCCAGAGACTGACGAGGAGGCCGACGGCAATCACGTTCGGGTCAAGGGCCGTGCTCGTGAGCTTTAATTCCTCAGCGAGCCGTGAGGTTTTAGGGTGCATCGGAAGATTGCTGTAAACTTGTACCCAAGGTATCATGGGCGGCCTCCTCATCTTGGTGTTGGTGCAGATAGAACACACGGCTCTTACCGATGGCGGCGTTTTGGGCGAGCCATGCGCGCGCCTGCTCGCGGGATAGATGGCTCGCCATCGCGCGACTCTCATAGCTGAACTCTTCCGCCTCCAGCTTGCGTTTCATGCGCTCCTGTATCTCTTCTTCGCCGTAGTTAGCTTCGATTAGATAAAGGTCGTAGTCCTGCGCCACAATGCCGTCCAGCGAGGCGCAGTCCGTCGCATAGAACACGCGCTCGCCGTTTGCAAATTCGATATGCCACGCACAATTCGGAACATCGTGAGGAATGGAATTGTAGGACACATAGACGGGGTAGAGAAGGGAACAGGAGTAGAACAGCACATGGCCTGCCATGCCCTCGTCGGTCACGCGGCGGTCCACGCCGATGCGTCCCATCGGGTCCATGAGCCACGGAGGGACGCACCAGCGCAGCGCAGGGCGCAGGAAGTGCAGGCGCTTGATGGTCTCGGGGTTAAAGTGGTCGCCGTGAACGTGCGTCAGCAGGACGAGCCTCAACCCATTGCAGTATGGTTCGAGTTCCCGAAAGGGAACGCCGCAGTCAATGAGTATTTCATCATTCAGCAGTACGGCGTTCCCCTTGGAGCCGGTCGAAATGACCTTGACCTTACAGATCATTCATGCTCACCTGCTTGGGAATGCCGGTCTTTCCGTCGTCCGGCGTACCGATGGCATCAGCGGGAGCGGGCAGCTCGTTCTTGACCTCGCCTGTAGTTTCGTCCACTTCGACGGTCGGAAGATCAAAATACTGCTCGCGGTTCGCGCGTCCCTCTATTAGTGAGGTATATACATTACGCAGGCGCACGATGCTCTGCGCCGTGAACGCTTCGGCCTTGCAACCGATGTACTTTTCAAGGCACTCCATCGGTACGCCGAAATCGTCCTTGAACGCCTGTCCCATCTTGCGTACGCGGTCAATCATGGGTTCATCGCTCTTTCCCATCATCGTCTTGGTACACGCCGCAAGAGCGGCGTCTACCACGTCGCCGGGGATAATGCCAAGAATGCATGCGCGCATACGGCGCGCGCCCTGATTGGCGACCATTTCATAGATGTCGCGCGGGTCGGTGAGGGCAACGCTGCCTTTCTTGGTGTAGCGGATATGCGGCACGGTGAAGATCTTTGTCTGGCGGGTGTTGGTCTCCAAATCCCAGCAGTAGGCCATGACGGTACTCTCGCCATTTTTCTGCTCCAGCTCGGTAATGCCGAAGTCGAGGTTGCCCCAATTCTGTGCCATGACCTCGGCGAGACGGATTGAGGGGCCGGTCACGTTCTCGCCGCCGCGCGGATATTCATAGATCGCGCGCTCGGCAAGGCTCTTGCGCTTGCAGGCGTTGAGAATGCGGTTGTTCGCTTCGATCTCGTCACGGGGAAAGCGCTTGGCGACGACCATTGCCGCCTGTACCTCCTGCGCCTGACGGGAAATCATCATTTCGGTGTTCACGCTCTTGGCGCTCACAACTTCGGTGCTGTTGTAGGTCTGCATTTCGTTCATGGTAATATCCTCCTCAAATAATCATTCGTACTGATAGCCATTGCTGACAAGGAATTGCTTCAAAAGGCGCAGGCGCTCGCGCGTATCGGTCACGCGGAACGACACCGTGAGGCGTTCGACCACCGCCTGCTCCACGCGCTTCGGGACGACCTGCGGGGCCGCTGCGCCAGTATCCTCGCGGACGGGTGCTCCGGCAACGCGGGCCTCCTCCATTTCCGTGCGGCGTTTCACGGCCTCGCGCTCCTCCTCGGCGCGGCGGTGATGCTCGTTGACAACGGAGATTGCAAGCGAGAGGTCGAGGTTCTTTTTGTACTCCACCATGATCTCCGGCGCGTTCTCTCCCATCGTGCCAATGGTTTTCATGTCCTGTGCCACGCCGTCCACCTTTAGCTTGATCTGCTCCATGAGTTTCTTCGGCGTCTTAGCTCTGGCGCTCGTCATATCGACCTTAACGCCGGTCTGCCCGAACGAAAGGAAATCGATCTCGTTGACCGCGCACAGCTCCCGAAAATAGCCCAGCAGCATTTCCTCGCAGCGGCTCTTGATCTCGCTTTCCGTCGCGTCGATCTTGGCTTTCAGGTCTGCGTCGGCGCGCTTGTACGGGTCAGCGATGCACTCACGGTAGACGGCTTCGAAGCTGTCGTACTTCTCCATGATCGCAGCTTTAATGGCCTTGCGCTGGGTCTCGGCGTCGGCAAACTCGCGGTTCATCTCGGCGCGAATGTTCTTCACGCTGGTTAAGGTCTCGTCGGTGCAGACAACGCTCATTGCCTCTGCGACGCGCTGCTCCGTCTGCTCCTTCCGGCTCCTCAAATGCTCCTCGATTACGGGGAGCTGTGTCACTTTCATCAGGTTGTTATCCATCATCTTCGTCCTCTTTCATTTCCTCAAACAACTCTTCCCCGCAGTACGGGCAACTCGCTACGCTGTGCAGCCACACGCCGCGTTCTCCGTCGATGTTCTCTTTCTCGCGGTAAATGTCAGGGTGCTCAAAATCAGCGCCGCATGATTCGCAGTGCATCATTCCTCCGCCTCCAAATACGCCATCGCGCTCTGCACGCCGAATACGCGCGCCGCCTGATGATCGCCAAAAAACACGTCGATGTGATTGCCGTTTACGCCGCCGCCGCAGTCTTCGGCGATGTAGCTGTGCTGCGTGCCGTCCGGCCAGATCAGCAGGACGCGCGAACCGTATGGAATAACCTTCGGGTCAACCGCAATCGTGCGTCCCTCGGTCGCCAGCGTGCCGGTCGCGGTGTAGCCGCTTGCCCATTTGCCGCAGCAGCAGCGCCCGGGGCAATAGGCCGTGAGCGTAAACTCACCAAGAAACACGTCATTGCACACTGCGCTTTCAGTCGCGGGAATGTCCCACGCGGGGTTATACTCCTCTACGATGGGGGCTTCTTCCGGTTCCGCATCGACCGCCTGCGCGCTGGTGGCGAGGATTGAGATCACGATCAAGAGGACCGTCGCCCCCAGACACGCCGCCGCGAACAGCGCCGATTCGTCCGCCTTGCGCTGCTCTCTCGTGCGCTTGTCGTGCCGTCTCACCGTCTGCACCCCCTGTCGATATACGGCAGCAGCTCATACAGCCCCTTGCACACCGCGCACGCGCCGATGACAGCGAGGCCCGTCGAAAAATCGCAGCCGTTCAGCGCGATCACCGCAGCGGCAATGCCGCCGAAAAACAGCGTGTCAATCATTTCGTGCCTCCGATCAGCATGAGCTTTTCTGCGTCCGTAAATTGCAAAACTCGGTCAAGCTCCCAAATTTCCTCTAAAGTCCAGCGGGAACGCCCCGCCATTCTGTTGCAAATTTGCGTTTCCGATAAGCCGATTTCCTCGCCCAGCTCCTTGCCGGTGCGAATCAACGCCCGTCCCATCGCGCCGCGCACGGCTCGCTCAAGGTCATTTCGCCGTCGCGTTAACTGTTGTGGCTTTAGCATCTTGCCTTTTCCTTTCTCACGTGCTACAATAAGCACGGATACAATATCTTGTGGTGAGATTTGTCCCACCCGCCCCGCTCGATGCTGCAACATTGGGCGGGGCATTTTTTTGCCTTCATATGTCCGCCCCACTTATCGCCAAAATCGCAGCGCAAACCAAAATGGTCAAGACCAAAAAAACAGCGCCAAACAAAACGCTTTCCGTCGATCCTGCAATCCATGCTGAAACAAGCATTAAAATAGCGGCGGCTACAATAGCGACAAGAGCCCATGAACAGAGAAGCAAAAACAATTTAATAAATCGTTTCATTCGCCCTCCTTGCCCACTCTTGGCGTTGACCCGCGCCCTCAAGGGGGACAGCAAGCAGCAGGGCAACTGGGGGGAAGTGGTGCTGGCACGGATCCTCA